ACACCACCAGCGAAGGAGAGTTCGCCATAAACAGAAAGTGCCTCAGTAGCAGCAACGCTACCATAGACTTTACCAGACAGAACAGTGTCAGATTCTCCACCGTCAGTTACGACGAAAGAAGGACCAATCTGAGCGCCATAAGAGACGGCACCATTCTCGCCTGCCCAGCCTACGTGAGCGTCTGTAGTTGTACCAGTGTAGTCCGATCCCGTGAAACCTGAGTTTGCCTCTACGTTAACGTAGGGTCCTGCCAGGGCAGCACCAGGAGCAGCAAAAGCAACAGCTGCAGCGGCAGCAGCGAAAGCAGTTTTGATCATTTGTTTTTTTCCTCTATAGAGTTTACATCGCAATTAGGTCTGTCCCAATCGCATGAAGATAATTTATCAGGGTTGTGAGGAAAAATCAAGGGGGCTTGTGCCAGTTTGCCCCCATTCACATTTTGTATTACTTATGTCTTAATTAAGATAAATTAATGCACCAGTGATACGAACGTTTGCACCAGTAATAGAAACGTCTGCACTACCAGTAATATTAACTGCTGCAGAGGTAACGTCAAAGTTTGCTGTATCCATTTCAAGATTAGCAGTGCTAATTTGAGTATCAGTACCTGAAATTGCTAGTTCTCCTGCAGAAATAAGATCCATACCTGCAGGACCAGATACAACCATACCAGTGGTTCCTTGAATAAATGCTGTTTGTGCAGCAGTTGCTGAAAATCCAGCGGTTCTGTCTTTAACAAGAGGAACAGCAGTAAATGTTCCCAGAGATTTTAAATTAATAACACCAAAAGTAGTAAGTTGATAATCACCAGCAACTTTGTGATTTATATGCCCTGGAGAAATAATATTTACTGATGCACGAGGATCAAAAGTCACCTTAGTATCTTCCCCTGCACCAAAACTCATCTTCTGACCTAAGATGATTTCTTTTTTGTTTACTTGCGCCGTCTGGAAAGACGCCGCTGCCATTTGAATGTCTCCTTGTGCTTGCAATTTAATGGACTGACCATTTAAAACCAATTCTTCAGTAGCAGTAATTTCAATCTTTGATGCTTTGATATATCTTGTTCCACCAATCGCTTGTTCTACAACATCACCATAGCAGAGGACATTCAATGCCTGTCCTTCGTTCTCTTCACCACCAGCACAATATTGGATATTAGATCTTTCATTGTGTAATTGTTGTTGACCCCATGTTTTGATGCCTAAGACACCACTACCTGCGACATCTGTCTTCTGCCCCGTAAGAATTCTTACGTTACCCTTACCATCAAGAGATAAGGCACTATCAGATGGTCCATCAATCCTAAGAGCAGATGTCAATCCGTCAGGAAGTTTTCTTTCATAGATTTCAGAGCGTGTCAACCACCCTTTATACCATGTCTGAAACCTAGGTTTATCTTTCAGCGCCTGTTCTTCATCAGGCGTTGTCTGTTTAAAGATATTATTAGGATATTCTTTAGCAGCAGATGGATGTGACATTATGGGCAATCAATGTATTTACCAGTACCAATCTTAGTGGCACCGACAGTGGATAGTGCTGTTGTATCTAGACATGCTAGTGATGGTAATAGTTTAGCACCATATCCACCACCACCTATAATTTCAACTGCAGGGAACCTATCAAAAGTTCTAGTTCTATCTAAAATTCTTGCTCCAATAACAAAACCATCATCATTGATTACTGCTTCTGCTACGCCTAGTTCACCATCAACATATATTTTAGGAACTTCAGTGTATCCCACACCTGGGCGCAAAATAGTAAAAGAATCGATAATACATCTGACTTCATTATCAGAAGCACGATTCAATTTATATCCATAACCAGGAGATTGAACTCTGATTTCGGTTAAGAATCCGTTTTCATCGAGAAGACCTGTTGCTGTAGCACCAATTCCTTCTCCACCAACAAACACAAACGGAGGTTCTGCCCAAGCATCTCCAGGACTATCAACAGGAATATCAATAATTCCACCATTATCATCAGTAATTACTTTACTAATATCAACCGTAGGTAATTCAAATTCACTAAAGATAGTTTCTGGAGTGTTCTCTCCCAGACCTTCATCAAAATCAGAAACACTTTGATCATCATCAGTTATAATCAATACATCAACAGAAGCAGCAGTTCCAACGACAGTGAAAGTAAGTGTTTCTTCGTCTTCAACAGTAGTATCCTCTTCAATTCCAACTGTTACTTTTGCAGAATTATTGTTGATAATAAAATTAGAAACCAATTGATTGCCAATAATATCTGAAGCAGTAATATTGTTACCAGATAAACTATAGTACAAAATTGTACCATTTTCTACGTTGGTTGTGTTAATTGTGTAAATGATAAACTCACCCTCAGGACAAGTAGATCTATTTGCAGTTACACTATAACTTGGTATATTAGTATCTGGTTGACCATCTCCATCTTCTGGGAATTCTCCTGGGGCATCAGGTGTTTCAATTTCTGGAGTAGTATCAAATGGAGGAACTGGTTCTGGTTTAAATGGATCGTATGGTTCTTCTAGATTTTTCTCTGTAATGGTGCATTTAGCAATATTGCTAATAAATTTTGTCTTTACCTCACTATCATTAACAGGAGAATTAGTCTTTAGTTTAATATAAAAGTTTTCTTCAGATTCTTTTTCTACATCAAATAGTGTTTGAACCTCGATAATCTTTGATGTTTCATTAGGAGCAAATCCTAAAATACCTTCTACAGGTAAATAGTCAGAATTTGGTGTAGCAGTTCCTTGCTTCTTAAGAGTTTTGAAAGTAATAGAGGAAGCAATTTCAGTAAATCCCTTTCTCACAACTACAAATTTTGCTACTTCACCCTCTTTTACTGTAACATCAGAAACATCGTATATAAGTTTTGGTTGCTTAGTTGTTGATGTTCCAGGAAGAGGGACGCCGCCTGCAAATCCAACCGTAGTAAATTCTAGTGGTCTTCCAAGATACGCTTGGTCGCAAACATATTGTGTATAATCTCCAGGTGTATCACCAAAGAGGTTATCAATACTCTCCAAAAGATCATCTAAGAAATTTTTATCATCTTTATCTTTTTTCTTTTCGCCAGTTGTACAAACTTCTTTGTACTTATTACATGTCTGATCAGGTCCAGAACAAGAAATTCCAAGCAATGCAAGAACGTAATTGATTGCTTTACCTATAACATTAAGAGGTGCAGCAATTGCTCCTAAAATATCTTGTAATGGTCCTAAGATAGACTCAAACAATTCATTCATCAATTGCTGAATCTTAGAAATAATTCCATTCACCAATTCATCAATCTGACAGATAGCAGCACGATAAATTTGATTGACATAACTCATCAATAGGTTTGTTAACCAATCACTCAACCTATCACCAAGGTCTGCCATTTTACAACCAATGTCTTTAAGAAGATTATTAAACCACTCTGTTACTGGTGTTAATCTATTGCCAGTCTCATCTGGTTGTAAGAGTGCCTTAACTAATGCATCTACAGCTTGTTGTAGTAGAGATACAATATATCCTTTTACTTTTGCAGTAAATTCTCTAACTACAAGAATTGCTTTGTTAACATTAGTTCTGGTAGTATTGATAGCATTAGTTAATCCACCAGTATGCTTGTTGATATAATAAGTTCCAATATTACCATTACTATTCTGAATATCTCGCAAAAGTGTGGCGAGGATATTCGTCATCTGCGTTTTTAAATCTTGATCTTTACACTTCTCCGCAGTAAGTTGACACCACTCCTCTTGCTTTAACGCTTCTACTTTACCTGTTCCTAGAGGAATTCTCTCCTCATCATCTTTTGTTGTAGTTCCATCAGAAGGTCCAGCACCTGTTTTAGCAGTACCATCTTTTGCTTCTAAACCATCTCTTGCTGGTATAGGTTCCAATTGACCAGAACGAGGTCCAGTAATAAACCTACCATTCTCGTCTGGACCCACATTATTAATAGTGGATGTTGATCCAGGAGTTGTTCCGATAGAACCCATAATGATAGGTTTTTGCCTATCATTGTCCATGTAAAATCCAATAACCCAACAACCCTTTACTAATGAAGCACCTGCTCCGCCAATATTACCTGGCATAAAGGGAGTAGTTACAGGCATCATCACGGTAGCCCATGGCAAATCTGCCGTTTTAAGTATCTCGTTTGATTGAGGATGATCCCCAACAATCGCTACTTTATAACGGTAACCGCCTTTGTTATTTTCTTCATCGGCGGCAGTTCCTTCAATTTGACCAACCCACCATTGAAAACCGTCGTTACCGATTCTCATTGATGGCATTAAACGTGATAATGATTCATCCATTAGTTATCATGTACTTTACATTCAGGTGCGCCTGGTTCTTGGTCACAATAGAGTTCTAGTGGGGAAGGATCGTGATGATCTCCTGCCTCAATCTCTTTCTTATGATGCTCAACATATTCTTCCAGATCATGCAGTTCGCCTTCAATGTGACGACGCTGCTGTGGAGAAGTCAAAGGGTTTTGAAGAATTTCCTTATCTTTCTCAATGTGCTGTTCAATGCTGTCCATAGGTAATTACCTCCTTTAGTTATTTATTGCCCATAATTGGAAGGTTTTCCTTTCATTCCATATGAGTCTCTGAATAATCTTAGCGTGGTTTTTAAGGTTCCGTTATCTCCTTCCAAAAAATTATAGGTATGTGTTGCTTCTCTAACAAGATAAACTCCACTACTCTCTTCATCATATGTCGTTTCTGTCTTTGCTACATCGGGTAGTTTACTTTGCAGATTGATTTCAACCTTATCTCCCGCACAAATAAGTGGGTTTCCAGGAATCTTAACAGTTGCTTCTTGGTTTTGTAACAAAGAAGTTCTTGCTATTCCCTGAGCAGCATAATACTTTTGCCAATCTGGAAATGTTGTAGGATTTTTTGCATTTTTATCTTCTGGATTTGCAATAGTTGGATCATTATACCAAGTTTCATGGTCAATCATCATAGACATGATCCTACTATAATTCTTGGTTATATTTTTTTCTGTAGATAGAATTACTTCAGAAACTTTGTCTTGATTGCCCAAATGAGGCATATTTTTATATGAATTAGTAATTTTATACTGATATTCTTCATATTGTCCTGTAGATGTATTGAAGAACACCATTAAAGAAGAATACTTTCCTTTTCTCAAAGATTGCATCAAATCAACTTCAGAATTAAAAACCACACCTTCTATTAAAAATCTTTGATCTCCTGATGTTTCTACGTTTGCAATTTTTTCCACATATGGACCCCAGGATTCAGTCTTCAACTGTTCAGTGAAAAATTTACCATTTTTATCACCAGTATCACATAAAGCATCAATAGAAAAAAAGTTATATCCTCTTCTAGTTTCCCAGAAGAAAAATCCAGCACTACCTTTCACCTCTTGAGCAGACTCTCCATCAGTGGATGCTTCAGAAAATCCAGTAAAATCTGATTTTTTAGATGCATGTCTACTTAGTAATTTTCCAATGATATCAAATGGTCTAGTTCTTGTGGGGTTTAACCTCATTTCAAATTTAGACTGTTCACTATAAAACTCCTTAGTCGTATTAAGACTATTCTTAAGGAGTTTATCAATAACTCCATTTT